GCAAGCAGATGCAGTTGGCTACCGCCGTGCATTAGAGGAGGTTATATCGTTATTGACTGATTAGAGCGAATACCACCACACTTAAATCTTAAAGGAAAACAGCATGACAGACCAGTCAGCTTTTAGCAATGACCAAACGCAGACCACCACTGCACCAGCAACAGACACAACCAATCCCTTTGCAAACCAGTTAGGGGCTATCAAGAATGAGTCTGGAGCACAAAAGTACGACACTGTGGAGAAGGCGTTAGAAGCCCTAAACCACTCACAAGAGTTCATCCCCCAGCTTAAGACACAGGTGGAAGAACATGAGGCGACGATTGCAGAACTCAATGAGAAACTTGCTGCGTCAGCCGCGATTGAAGATGTTGTATCTAGGCTAAGCCAAACGCAAAGCCAATCAGCACCAGCCGGGGAGCCACAACCTCCTGCCGTTGGACTGAGTGAAGAAGATGTCTTAAAGGTTGTACAAGGTTTCTCTGCCACACAGGCAGCAGAGAGTTTGGCAGCTACAAATGAGGCAGCAGTGAGTTCAAGTTTGTTTGCAAAGTTCGGTGACAAGACCAGTGAGGTTGTAGCTCAAAAGGCCAAAGAGCTTAACACCACAGTCGAGGCACTAAAAACTTTGTCTCAACAGAATCCGGCAGTTGTCCTTGGACTCTTTCCCGGAACAACTCCCACTGCTGGTGTGACAACCACATCAACCCAAACACAGGTAACACCTCCACCAGAGGGAGGCTTGCAGCCACCTGAGAAGTCACTCATGCGGGGTGCGTCTGACAAAGACCGTGCTGCATACATGGCAAAGATTAAGGATGATGTTTACAAGAAATTTGACGTAACTACTTAAGGAATAAACAATGCAATTAACTACAAACTCCACAGCGTTCATCGAGGCGGAGCAGTATAGCTCTTTCATCTTGATGAACCTTCACGACGGTTTGCTTGGTGAAGAATTCTACCGTAACGTAGGTGACTTCGGCTCTGGCTCTACCCTAAATATCAAGACCATTGGTAGTGTTACTATTCAAGAGGCATCGGAAGATACGCCACTTGACTACAACCCCATTGAGTCAGGTGAAGTCACTCTCAGTATTACTGATTATGTTGGTGATGCTTGGTTTGTGACTGACGACCTACGCGAGGATGGTGCACAAGTTGACAGCTTAATGGCTGCTCGTGGTGCTGAGTCTACCCGAGCTATCCAAGAAAACTTCGAGAGCCGCTTCTTAGCTGTGGCTAACTCCGCGCAGACCGACAGTGACCCCAACACAATCAATGGCTTCGCACACCGGATCGCATCAAGTGAGACTAACGACGTGTTCGCACTCTCTCAGTTGATTAAGACTCGCCTAGCCTTTGACAAGGCTAACGTGCCGGGTGAAGGACGTGTGCTCATCGTTGATCCTGTAGTAGAGGCAACCCTCAATGGCTTAGTTTCTATTACAAACGATGTATCACCTTTCGCTAAGGACATCCTTAACACAGGTATGGCCAGTGGCATGCGCTTCGTCCAACAGTTGTTTGGCTTTGACATCATCTTGTCGAACCGATTGCCTAAAGGTAGTTTTGGTGACGGTACAAACACTGTCGCTGATGGTGTTGCCAACATTGCCATGTGTGTTCTCGACGACCAGTGTAAGCCTATAATGGCTGCTTGGCGACGACAGCCCAAGGTAGAGGGTGAGCGTAATAAAGACCGTGCTCGTGATGAGTTCGTAACTCGTGCTCGTTGGGGACTAGGCCCACAACGGGAAGACACCCTCGGTGTAATCATCACCAGCGCAACTGCAATCGCATAAGGAGAATAATACATGGGCTATGAAGCAAACACTGGGTTGGGTGTAAACAACCACTACGGCACACGAGAGACTGGCAACGGTATTGGTGTTATCAAGACAGAGGGTGCATATAATGAACTATCTGTTGATATTACTGGAGACATGTTGAACAACACGTTCCGGCCTGCTGTGGTAATTCCTGCGGGTTCTCTTATTGTATCAGCTTTCGTTGATGTCAGTGAGGTGTTCGTACTGGGCGGCACTTCTCCCGTCATTGAGGTTGGTACAGCAGGTTCGGAGGTCACTAACGGTGTATCTGTAACTGAGGCTCAAGCAGAGGCAGTCGGCACGGTGGACATCACTGCTGCTCTCGCTGGCACCTGGGCTGCTAGCTTGGCAGCAGCAACAACTGTTGGTGTGGCTATGAGTGGTACATCACCCACATCAACCTCGGCTGGTAAGGCTAAGGTAGTTGTACGCTATATCAACGTGTAAATAGGGAGGGGGCTTCGGCCCCCTTTTCTTCTATTGGAGAAGTAACTTGGCTATAGAACACAAAGACATACCGGAGGCTGGACTACATGAGCCTAAAGGAGCCTCTACAGCAACAGCAAAAACAGTGTATTCCTCTGACGGGGCTGGGTCTGGAGTGTGGGAGGCACCAGAGCTTGCTGGTCAGGGTGCTGCCGCCTTAGATGAAATGGTATTTAGCGATGGAGCTGGTGGACTAGATTGGAGGAAGGGCAAGGTTGGCGGGTCTCTTATCCTAACAGGTGTAGACTACACAAACCAATACCCACCTACCACAGACACTGCACTCCAAGTAACTTATGGAGGCCTGCAATCAACCACTGAGTTCGACTTGTCTGCTGCTGGTGCCCTCACTTGTAACACTGCGGGCTGGTATAAGTTCCTTTGGAACCTGCGCTTTGGTCGTACAGCAGGTACAGGCACAGCACAACTCTTGTGGAGAGTGCTCGTAAACGGGGTACAGATTGGTTCAACAGCAGCAGTTAGTGTTACCAACTCCGACGACATGATCCCCTTCACTATTACAGCGTCACTTCCTTTAGCTGTTGCTGATGTCGTTACCTCAGAAGTTGTTAGGGATAGCTCTGGTAACGACGACGGTGGCCTGCGAACAACTACGCCAACCCTTGGTACTTGGGAGAAGTCTGCCAGTGCTGTGATAAGGGTAGACAAAGAGGTGGTGGAATAATGAAGTACACCCTGCTTGAGATGGTGCAAGAGATACTGTCAGATATGGACAGTGATGAGGTTAATGGCATAGGGGACACCGTTGAGGCTGAACAAGTAGCCACTATTGTCAAGTCAACTTACATGGCCTTAATGTCAACCCGTGATTGGCCACACCTGCGTAAAGGAATAACTATCTCATCCTTTGGAGCAACAGCCACACCAACACATATGAGTCTACCAGAGGCAACCAAAGAGGTCTGCTTCATAAACTATAATACAATAGGGTTTGGAGAGAGCAAGAAGGACTACAAAGAAATGGTCTGGCTTGAGCCAGATGATTTCATTCGTCGCTCTAATACAGAGGACAGCACAAAGTCTTATGTCCAGACTGTGACAGACCCTTCTGGTATTGAGCTGTTCGTCCGCAACGACAGGGCACCCAGGTACTACACATCTTTTAATGACCAGGATGTAGTGTTTGATGCTTTTGACAATACAGTTGATACCACACTACAAGAGTCTAAGATACAAGCACAAGCTTATATAATGCCAGGCTGGACTATGGACGGCTCCTTCATACCAGACTTGCCGGATATGGCTTTTATCTCCCTTATTGAAGAGGCGAAAGCTAAAGCAACCTTTAAGCTTAAGCAAGTGGCAGACCAAAAGGCTGAACAAGAATCAGGTAGACAACGCAGGTGGTTGGCTCGTAAGTCCCGCAGGTTAGCTGGCGGAATAAAGTACCCTAACTACGGCAGGAAGTCCAGAAAGACGGTTGTTGATGCAACTTTTACAAGGAGTTAGAGTGAACTATATTGTAGAACCAACCTCGACAGGCTTGTATAAAATAAAATACAACGGCAAAGGGTCGGTGCCTGTTGCACTAAGGGGGAAGTATACTTCCCGAAGTGAGATTGCTGATGCAGTAAAGGCCCACTTAGCCACAAAGGAGTACAACAAGAATGCCAAGAAACAAACAAACGGCTGAGTTTAATACCTTCGTTGGTGGCTTGGTTACAGAGGCCGGTCCCCTAACGTTTCCAGAAAATGCTTCTCTTGATGAAGACAACTTTGTCTTACAGAAGGATGGTAGCAGGCGTAGAAGACTCGGCATGGACACTGAGTACCTATTCTCTCGTCACACAACAGCCGCCACTTACGATGAGTCTAAGGGTCTCGTCACTAGCACAGCCAAGTGGAAGAATGCTGGAGGAGATGGCCAGAAGGTTTTTCTGGTTGTGCAGGTAGGGTTTGATCTTATCTTTTACGACACAGCCACCTCACCAATAAGTGCGAATGTAACTCTTAGCACAACTCTGTCGATACCATCTGGTGAGCTTAAAAGGTTCTCTTACGCGGTTGTTGATGGAAAACTTGTTGTTGCTACAGGAGCCAGAGATATAAGTGTCTTCTCCTACAGCACTGCTGGGGGAATAACTCAAGAAGTTATTAACCTGAAGGTTAGGGATTCCTTTGGCGTAAGTGATGTTATAAGTTCAGAAGACTTATTAGAGGGGCAGGGGTTGTCTAAGAGACCAACCTCAACTACAGCAGCACACAACTACAATCTGAGAAACCAGACCTGGGCAGTGCCAAGACCTCGTTACCACGACGGTGGACACTTTCCCCCACCAGAAGACACAATCAGTATTTGGAAGCGGCACACCCCGCATTCCTGGCCATCTAACTCAGATGCAACAACATATGGCCTGTTTAGCTTGGCTGTCGCCGA